TAGAATATTATTTATATACTAATAAACACTAGTATATAAATATGTGCTATTCTATTTCGATTATGACAGACCTTAAAACTACAAATGCAATTTCATATAATAATGAACTATTAAAAAATATTGCATCAAACATTCCAAACTCATTACTCTATAATGATTACGAATTAAGCGGTATAAATAATTATGTAAAAAATAACTTTTGTAGCACAATAATCGAAATAAACAGCGAAGACACTAACAATATTGTTAATATTATTGAATTAATTATACCCATAAAAGAACTGGAAATTGAATATATTTATAATGATAACAATATGTTATATTGCTCTAAGAAATATATAAATAATTTAGATACACATTTACACGACAAAAAAACTATACTTAAAAAAATAGAAGAAAATAAAAAGAACGAAACATATAATACTATTTATAAAGCTCTTAAAGTATATAAGTCATTAAAGTCATAAATCATAACATTTATAACCTTCTATGATTTTTACGACTTGCTCTCCTTCTTCTTCTTTTATGCGATTTATTAATAGGTTTAGGTTTAGGTTTAGGTTTAGGATTAGGATCAGGAGCCTGTTCAATATTAGTAAAATCAAACAATTTTGAAGAAATTCCATTAACTAGCTTTCTTGTTTTTTTTTTCATAACCATTTTTTTAGCATTAGTAAGCATAGGCATAACATTAATAGGCATAACATTAATAGGATTAATAGACTTAGGTGGGCTATCTGAAATATTCATAACGCTAATAGGCATTTTGCTTAATTCATTGCGCTCATTTTTTAATAAATCAAAAATAGATTGGTTTTTAGAACTCATTTTATTCATATAACTTTGCAAACTATCATGCATAGTATTAACAATACCATTTTTCTTAAACATACCTAATACTTGCTTATTTTTCTTGCGCTCACTATCTATATCAACAGCATATTCATCATTTATAATAGGTTGTCCATTGACCTTAGAGAGATAATGTCCAGTCTTTTTTATTTTAAGAGCCATTACTTATTACTTAATATTACACAATAAAAAAATAACAAAAATAACAAAAATAACAAAAAATAACAAAAATAACAAAAATAACAAAAATAACAAAAAATTGACATTAAGTAAAAAAGTTAAAGATTAAACCTATATTAATAATATTATATGTTTGGCGGAAGCAATATTACAGAATTTATAAAAGTTCTAAATGAGCTTTCAATAATTATGAAAAACAAAGGCGAGACTTTTAGGTCACTAGCATATATAAAAGCAATAAATGAACTCAAAAAATATATGTCATCTCCAAATGCAACATCTATTAATTCAGCAACTGAATTGAAATCACTAAATTTACCAAATATAGGTAAAACAATTTTAGAAAAATACGAAGAATTTCTAAAAACCGGAACATTAGAAGCAGTTGAAAAAGAAAAGACTAATCCAGTAAATATTTTTACAAATATATACGGAATAGGGCATGTAAAAGCAAACGAATTAGTAAATATAAAAAACATTGTAACATTAGACCAACTTAGAGAACGACAAAATGAATTACAAGAAAACAAACTACCGCTATTAAACAGCAAACAACAAATAGGTCTCAAATATTATAATGATCTATTAAAAAGAATTCAGAGAGCAGAAATAGACGAATACAAAGCATTATTTGTAACCAACTTCCGCGAAACAATTCTAGAAAATAACGAATTAGAAGAAAATCATAAATTTGAAATAGTCGGAAGTTATAGACGTAAAGCAGAGAGCTCGGGAGATATTGACTTAATATGCACGTCTTACAATAACAACAAACAAGTGTTTGTAAAATTCATAGAAAAATTACATTCCAAAAAAATTTTACTCGAAATATTATCAAGTGGAGAGACAAAAAGCTTAACAATAGGAAAATTATTAACAGACGCAAAAGCTATTCCACGACGGCTAGACTTCCTATATGCCCCGCTAGAAGACTACCCTTTTACATTACTCTATTTTACAGGGTCAAAAGAATTCAACACAGCAATGAGACAACACGCCTTAAATGTAAATTTAACATTAAGCGAACACGGATTTTATAAAGTAATGCACACAACAAAAGTAAAACAAGAAAAAATCCAAAACTTATTATTTAAAACCGAAAAAGACATATTTGATTTCTTATGTATGGAATATAAAGAACCGCAAGACCGTCACGACGAACATTCAGTAATTTTAACGTTATCGATCGAAGACATAAAAAAACATATACAAGAAAAAATTGACGACAAGCCAGCAATTACAGCACAAGAGCCAGCGCAAGAGCCAGCACAAGAGCCAGCACAAGAACCAACAATAGCAACCACCGCAAATAAAGAAACATTAAAAATTAAAATGTCCAGCTCAAAAGCCCACACACTCAAAAAATTCACAAAAAAAATCAAAGAAACAATCCTAGAAAATCTAAATAAATTTAAGTCGCAAGGAATAACAGCATTAGCAATATTATCATTAGAAGAACTAACAGCAATGCTACAAGAAGCCATCGATAACTATTATATTTCAGAACTTAAAGAAAACACATTATTAACAGACAATGAATATGACATATTACGTGAATATATCTTAAAAAAAGACCCGTCAAATGCCCTAGCAAATGACCAACAAACACAAATAAAAAACGACACAGCAAAAGTAAAACTCCCTTATGAAATGTGGTCAATGGATAAAATAAAGCCCGATACAAATGCATTAACCAAATTCAAACAAACATACAAAGGCCCCTATGTAATATCTGCAAAAGTCGACGGAGTAAGCGCACTATATAGCACAGAAACAGGCACTCCAAATTTATACAAAAAAGGCGACGGTAAATACGGCTTTTTGATTAATCACATACTCCCGTATTTAAATTTGCCAACGCAAAAAAATATAACATTGCGCGGCGAATTAATGATCAAAGAAGAAACGTTCAAACTTAAATATAAAGGCCAGTTCAGCAATTCGCGAAATTTCATAGCAGGGCTAGTTAATCGCAAAAAACTAACACAAGTAGAAAAAGACATATTGCAAGATATAGATTTTGTAGCTTATGAAGTAATAATGCCCCAAAATCTAAAACCGTCAGAACAATTTAATAAATTAGCAGACTTAAACGTTGTAACTGTTAAAAACATTCAAGCATTAAACTATGAACAATTAACAAACGACTATTTATCCAATAAATTAATCGAATTTAGAACCACTTATGAATATTCCATAGACGGCATAATTTGTATTGACGATAACTTACACGACCGTAAAAGCAAAAATCCCGAGCACGCTTTTGCTTTTAAAATGGTATTAACCGACCAAGTAATAGAAGCAAAAGTATTAGACGTGCTATGGTCAGTATCAAAAGATGGCCTAATAAAACCACGCGTTCAATTTGAACCAGTAACAATTGGCGGCGTAACAATTACATATGCAACAGGTATTAACGCGCGATTTATAGTAGACAACAATATTGGATTAGGTGCACTAGTAAGCCTTACTAGAAGCGGAGATGTAATACCAAAAATTACATCAGTAATAGTCCCAGCACAAAAACCAATAATGCCCAGCACAACAGAATACGATTATGTATGGAATTCTACAAATGTAGATATTATACTAAAAAATGTAAAATCCGATCCGCGAGTTAATATAAAATCGATCACAAAATTCTTTAAAGACCTGGAAATTGAAGGCTTAGGCGAAAAAAATATTGAAAAAATTATAAATAGCGGCGCAAATACAATTCACAAAATAATAAATTTATCTTTGGAAGACCTAACAAATATTGAAGGGTTCCAAAAAAAGATGGCAACAAAAATCAAAACATCTATGCAAAAACAAGTCAGCGAAGCAAGCATAGCAAAAATAGCAGCAGCATCTAATATATTTGGTCGCGGTTTAGCTGAGCGAACAATAAATGCAATCTTAAAAGCAGAACCTACTATTTTAACAGATCAACAAGCATCTGTAGAAGAAAAAATAAGCAAACTTAGTGCTATTGAAGGTGTTGGAGAAAAAACCGCAGCACAATTTGTAAAAGCAATACCCGAATTTATTGAATTTATAACACTAATTAAACCAGACTTTCAAACGCAAACAACACAAGAAAAAACTAAAGAAAAAGAAGCAAAAACAGAAGAAGCAAAAACTGAAGAACAAACAAAAGAAGAACACATTTTAAAAAATAAAATAATAGTATTTTCAGACTTTGATAAAACATCAAAATATACAAAAAAAGAATTGGAAAAAGTACTTGCTAAATTTGAACCAATTATTGAAACAAGTGTGAAAAAAACCACAAATATTTTAATAATAGGTGACAGCTTAAGCAGTTCAACAAAAGTCGAAACTGCAAAAAAATTCGGAACAATCGAAATAATAACATTAGACGATTTCTTAGAAAAATATGTAGATGCTAAAAAAAATTAATAGTTCTTTATAAATTATAAATTATAAATTATAAATCATAACTTTTCAAATTATTTATTATTTATATAACTACACGAGGCTTCTTCATTGTTCTCTTTTTTTTCAACTACATATGCAAGACCATTTTTGATTTTATTATACTCATTTAAAGTAAATTTGTTACTTTTGCTATTATAACTATAGTCTTCATAAATAATGGTACTTACAGACATCCCTAAGGTATAACTAATTGTAATAAGCTGATTATTACAATACTCAATAAGCTGATTATATTCATTTGTTAATTTAATTATTTCATATATAAAAGTCACGATTAAATTAACAGTCAAACCCGACTTAAATTTAAAATATTCATTTAATTCGTTAAATCGCTCAATACCCACAACACTTAATAGCTCATATACATTTAACTTTTCAACATTCTTTTTTCGCTCATTGTCGTTCTTATAAATAGCATTAGCCAAATCCTCTTTTGACTTGCGATTTAAAATATATTGAACAGTTATTTCATCGTGGTTCAAAAATTGTCGAACTAATCGCCTGCAATTCTCTAAATCAACATTTGTAATGTGATTAATAACACGGTGAAGATTAGCCAATATATTATTTAAAATCGCAAAAATAGAGGTTTGTGAAAGTATATATTTAAACTCATCCATTAAAACCACATTAGACAGCACATCATCTAGATTAAAATCAACATATTTTCGTGTCGGCTTAGTCTTCAAATTTTGAATAAAATTTTTAATAACACTATTTGAAATCAAAAGCCCAACAAATTCATTGCTATTGCTAGCAGAACTAACAATAGACGAGGCTTTTGTTAAATGCGCTTGAATAAATTTTAAATTATGTATAGATAATAAACCACCACATAATACATCACCAGGGTTTCTTGGTGCTATACCGACACCGGCACCTCCAGCATTATTATTTTGCATATATTGATAAAAATGCGGATTATGAATAGCCCCATCAACAACAATTTTGCCAGTATTCCAACTAAACGCTACTTTACATTCAGTACACCACATTTGATCGCAACCAGATATCTTAAAAATTCGCACACCACACTTAGGACAGCCCTTTGTTTCCTTCTTAATCATTTCGGCGCTCTTCAAATTATCATCCTTACATACATGGAGCGCGTCTTCTTTATTGTATCCAATAACTTCAAAACAGTCGGGACATACATATAATTTACATAACTCACATTTATAATGCGACGACAAATAACCTTTGCAGTCATCACCAGGACAAGGCATAATAAATTTCTTGCGCTCATCTTTCTCGGCATGCTCACCATTTCGAATACGAAAAATACGCATATTTTTCTCGCCAATTTTAATACGCATAGTATTAACCATTTTTCGCAAGTCCTCAAATTCATTCATCATTAAATGAAGCTCTTTTGTTTCTTCTTCAACAAGTTTTGTCCTTTCAACTAAAACCATTAATTCAGGCGTTCTACTAATCTCTCGTTCAGCTAGCAAATTTTTACGATGCTTTTTATAATCATTGTCAATATAGCTTCTATTTAAACTCTCAACCATAAACTTACTAGTCCATTGATTTTTACAATTCATACAATGCGGGTCATTTGTTGTTCCAAGCAAATATGTTCTTACGCAAACTTTGCACGATTCGTAACCACAACCGGCATATTCGCAAACAACTCTATTATGAGTTGATTTATTGTATTTTTCACAGCATACTCCACAAGTATTAGTATTACTATTGCTATTGCTATTGCTCATTTTAAATATATTAATTTTATAATTATAAATATTAAACATAAAAAAAAAGAATTTCAATTTTATTCATTTATCATTTATCATTTATCAAACCAAACTGCCATAGCGCAACTCTTTAAATATTCTTATATTTTCTTTATATTCAAATTTATAAACACTAATGCTATTTTGTAATTTGGTCATATTATTATGAAGCAACGCCATTTCAGAATCAGTGTATAAATAAGGTCCCCCTACACGATGATAATAATATAGACATTCTTGTATATGCTTTTTTACAATATTAGTAATATGATATAACATATTGTCATAATTAGGGTCACTTATAATGATATATTTTATATATAATTTGTATAAATGCGCAATCAACAAAACGTGATCATTAAATTGCGCTTTATTCATTGTTAAGACACGCGATTTATAATCGCCTAAAAACGTATTTACATTAGTCACAACAAATCCGGACATTATACTTTTGGGTGTTCCAAAAATCATAACAAACCTTTTACAAAGTATTGCTTTTATGCACTTATTTTTTCTAGCATTATAATAAGGTTGCCTTACATAAAATAAGATTTTTTGCTGAATATCGCAAGGCAGTCTAGCAAGCAACCTAACATATTTGCGCCCACGATAGCCTTTATATGCTTTTTGAATAGTTAAAGCATATGAAGAATAATGATAAGCATGAATATAACAACACATCACTTTATTGCACACAAAACTAAACGCTTTTTGGCATCTGCGACCTTTCAGCGTAATAGCTTGGCATCTAGCGTTAATGGCGACCATATTAGTTGTTCGTAAAGTCTTTAAGTCCTTTTTGTATGTTCTTACAGCTCTACAAACAAAAAAAATTTAGTATTCAATTTTTTTCATCAAATAATATTCAATATAAAGAGAGATGCTTCATTTATAATGCATTAAACTTATAAGAATAATGATAACAATAAAAATAACAGAAAAAAAGATTATTACTAATAAAACATATGTATAATAATATATCATACATATGATCATTATTATACATAATGCAGGACTAATAAATTTGTCGCTCAAAAGCATTAAGTCGCAATAGTTTATGATGACGCATTAAACCACATTCATTATATATACTATCAGGCATCTTAGAGTAAGTAACTAGCGGCGCAAGTCTAAACTCCGCAAAGTTTTTAATAGTTCGCAATTTGATTGCCTTGTCATTACGATTAACTCTTTTGGCACTCTCTAAATAGCACAATACTAAATATAAATTGTATTTTTGACATAACTTAAACCATAGCTGAATACACGCTTTTAAATAAACATAATTACTATTCTTCTTTTTTAAACTATCGCTAAACGCCAATCGATTATAATAATACATTAAAATCTGCGAAATATTGCCCAACACATTAGCCCAACCATCTCTCATATATTTGGTCCGACTATAATGTGCATCATACATAAACACTAAATGCTTATACAAATCTACAATAACTTTGTCTTTAGCATTAGACCACACCGTAAAATTCGCATTATATATTGAATTTATTGAATATATTGATTGCTCAGAAATATATTCAATGCTATAATGGGACAAATATACAAATACATCATATCTCCTTTTAGCATTTTTAAAATAAGCAACTATCACATTTGCAGCGTTTACTTTCATAAACTCATGTATAATATTTACAATCTCATTAGGCAGAGGTAGCACTTCAAGCAAAAGTGTATAAGACATAGCGCACTAGTTATAGGTTAATAGTTATTAGTTATAAATATAAATAGCTTAACAAATCAATTTTTTTTAAGTATAAAAAAACCATATTTGAGTGTCTGGCATTCAAATAAAATCATAATGAACGATGCTCTTTAAATCAATTTTCAAATGCTTATAAAGGCGACTTTTAATCATTAAAGCCGGATTTTTCTTTTCGTAATTACCGGCAATAACTTTCTTCATATTTTGAATATAAATCTCTCCAAAAATCTCAGGATCAATCGACTTTTCAGCACTCACTTTCCACTCTACAAACAGCGTTAATATTTTCTTGTCAAACGATTTTATGAATGCACGCAAATAAGTATCGTCCATAATTATCCATTGCAGTCCATCAAATATATATAGCACGTTTTCTTTGCTATTAAAACATTTAATAGGCAACAATGTGCCTTTAACATTTAACATGTCAATATATTCACAAATAATGTTAAAAATTCCGTCAACATAATCATGCTTAAATATTTTCTGTAAATGGTCTTGCTTTAATACTAAATTAGCCATAAAATTATTTATATTAGAACCAGCGCCAGCACCGTCCAAATAATCATGCTTAAAATTTTGATTTAAATAATCTAATATATTTATCTTATTTTTAACAACATTTACATATTTTTTCAATTCATTGTAGTCCGATTCGAGTTTTTCATATTTATTATGTAACATTATTACCATAGTAAATAAATTTTGTATATTTACATCACGTGACAAACTTTCTAATGTCAAACTTTCTAACGGCAAAACATTTGATTTATTAGAACATCTTGCAAATTTACATTTTAGTAAATGATTATTGTATGCAGTTTTGCGAATATATTTTTTATTGCAATATGCACAATTATATAAGCAATTAGTAGTGCAAGTGCTTCTTATAGGATCCATTTCAAACTATTTTAGCAAGCGCTTTCACTTAATACACAATCACTAAAAAAACATAAATTATTCAATTTTTTAATTATAAATATAATATAGTTTTATAATAATATGCCTATTCCCGACACTAAATACAATTCTAATTCTAGTA